CATGTGCTCGCTGTGCCAGTCATGCCACGCCTGAGGATCGAGAATCAGCTCATCGTCATCCTGCTGATCGTCATCCAGGGCATCCTCATTCTGGAACGCATCATAACCATACTCGTTGTTGATACCCATGGCTGTGTTTGTACTTGGTATACTGACGCGCCAGATCCTTAGACCTTGCGAACCGTGAGCACGTCGCGCTCCTTGGTGGGAGCAGCGTCGAGAATCGCCTGGTACGCACCCTCGACCTGCGTGTCGTTCCCGCCGAAAAATGCAGACAGGCCCGCCTGAATGACATCCTTCGTGATACCGCCCCTGGACTCCTTCTTTTGGTATGACACCTTGTGATCGTTGACTTTAATATCAACGTCGGCCGCCTCCGTTTTCATATACGTCTGAACCTCGGATCGAAGCTCTTTCTCGCGCTTATTCAGCACACCGATATCGGCACGAGCAGCTTTGAGCTGAGTTTTGAGAGCGAGCCACTCAACCATGACATCCTTCATGGTTGCCATTTACATATCAAATCGTCTTTTTTTTATGTCATTTTACAGCGCCTTGTACTCGTTCTGGATCTCAAACTTGGGGCGCATCGTGTCGGGCGGGATCGTCGACAGGTTGAAGATGCTCACCGACTCGCGGGGGTTGGCCGGCTCGGAGCGCTCCTGGAGGTTGGCGTTGCGGAGAACACCGCCTGCCGTCTCGGGGAAGCCGATCTGGGCACGGGGGTCCAGGAAGTTCTGACCGGACAGAATGGCATCCGGGCTGAACTGACCGAAATCCTCCGTCGTCACCACCTCCTTGGGGATCAGACCCACGTTGGGGTCGGTCGGCGTCTGGCCAATCTTAAAGCCGACACCGCTGGCCATGGCTGCAAAGGGGGCAAACATGCCGCCGTCAGTCTCGCTGCCCTGGATATCACCCACCATGCCACCCGTAACACCCTTCGACTCTGCGGCGGGCGAGGCACCCTCGGGGGCGGCAACAAACCCGCTGCTCTGGGGCGCGAAGAGCATCATCGTAATCAGAAAGAGAAGCACCAAGATAGCCAGACCTTTGCCGTCCATTTATACTGTACGCCGACTTTTTTTACAGGTCAACGTCCGGCTCCTCCTCCTCGACTGGGTCATCGGTGAAAAGATATTCCCGGGGAAACTTGGGCTTCTGGGGCGCCTTGATCCGCCCCTGGACAACCTTCCACACCGGCTCAAACACACGCTTGGTAAACACGAGGCCTGACAGCTCGAGGAGAACATCGATCGAGTCGCACTGTGTCACGTCCACCTTGGTCTTCTGAGTGTCGTAGAAAGTGGTCACCACCTCGCCCCTGATCGTGACGAGCGAGGCTGACAGCTCGTGCTCTGGGTTGATGCTCTTCTGGTAGGCGGCCGTGACCGTCTCGTCGGCAATCTCCTTGCCGAACCACAGCACCTTGGACTCTTTGGCCTGAGTGATAATCTGCTCATCAATATCCGAGAAAAGAGTCAGGTCGCGGGGGACCGTGATGGTTACGTGGTTTCCCTCAGTCACCGCCAGACGGACGTTGTTCACCTGGTGGACGCAGCGTTCGCCGCTATCCTGGGTCACCTTGAGAAAGTATCGGCCGTCAGGGAGCTTCGTCGGGACTCCGTACAACATAGTGTCCATAAAACACTTCTTAGCTCTAAGTAATGAGCAGCGGTACCACGACGCCACCGACGATCTCGACGACTGCCAACTACTGCGGCGATCAGTACAACAACAAAGGCTGTGCATGCACGCCCCAGGTGACACCCGGCCTGACCCCGGCGACCGAGTCTGCTGCCAACACCACGCTCATTTGCGCTTACCAAGAGAACGGTATCCAGTACGGGTGTGATGCCGGATGCTGCCCTGGCGGGACGTGCGCTGGGTCACCTGGTGCGACGAGCAACGTCACGGCGACGACTTCCACGACGACGACGACCTCTGCCGACTCCACGACTGGTGGCAGTCCTCGCACCACCATCTACTGGGCGATGCTCGCGTTGATCATCGTGTTTGCCGTTTTCCTAGCCTTTGGAATTGCGTATGCGACGTCGCGAAAGCGATAGAAAAACCTTGCCAGGAAGTAGATGGAACCCTTCCCGACCCCGAAGGAGACGTACGAATACGTCAGGGACACGACGGTCTACGGGAGTGTAAAGTTGTGGCACATCGTCATTTTCATGGTGTTTGGTCCGATGCTGACATGGCCGATGCTCATCATGCTCATGGTTGTTTTTGGTAACGAAACACGAAAAGTACTTAAAGATGCGAGGTCTATGATAGGTATAAATGGAGACCTCGACCAACGACCTTCTGACGGCCCTGCAGTCCGAGATCAAGGCGCTGCGCAAGGATCTGCGCAAGGTCAAGCAGCTGCTGGAGGACCCTTCCGGTGAGAAGTCCAAGGCGCGTGCGTCCAACAACGGCTTCAACAAGCCGCTGGATGTGTCTGACAAGCTGCGTGCTTTCCTGAAGCTGGCGGCTGACGAGAAGGTGTCTCGCAGCCAGGTGACGAAGCTGATTAACCAGTACGTGACTGAGAAGGGTCTGAAGGCGGGTCAGCAGATTACGCTGGATGCCACCCTGCAGGATCTGCTGGCCCCGCCCGAGGGTACCCAGATCACCTTTCTGAACATCCAGAAGTATATCAACCCGCACTACATCAAGGCGCCGGTTGAGCCCAAGCCGGCCAAGGTCCCAAAGGAGAAGAAGGCGGCGGCCGTCATTCCCGAGACGCCTTTGGCTGCTACGCCCTCGTCGGCACCTGCACCTGCAGTTGAGAAGCCCAAGGTGGCTCGCCCGATGCTGAAGAAGCCCGCCGCTCCCGCTGCCGCCAAGTAAGGACTTAAACATTTTGACTGCGTGTAATAACAAATGGAAACTGTCACTGAGTTGGTAGATCCGCCGGCGCTTGTCCATGGCGATATCGAACAGCTCGTTGGTACAAAGATTCGTGACGTGTCTTTGTATCAGCGTGCCTTTACGCATAAATCTGCACTAAAAAAGTACCGTGGACTCGCATCGTCGTACGAGACGCTCGAGTTTATGGGTGATTCCGTCCTCGGCTTCATCATCACGCGTCATCTGTTTGACAAGTACCAGGATGAACAAGAGGGGTTTCTGACCAAGGCGCGTACGAAGATGGTGCGCGGCAAGACGCTCTGTGAGATTTCACTGGCGCTCGGTCTCCAAAAGTGGATTCTCATGGATGACAAGGGGATCAGGAACAATTGGCACATGAACCCGAACATCCTCGAGGATGTTTTCGAGGCGTTTGTCGGTGCCGTCTACCTCGATCTCGGCATGGTGCACGCCAAAAAGTTTGTCTTTGCGTCCTTCGAGCGCGTCGAGGTGACGCTCCACGACGACAACTACAAAGACCAACTCATGCGCAAGTGTCAAGCGACGAAGCTCCCTTTGCCGGATTACCAGGTGCGTCACCAGTACCCGAACGGCACGTTTCACATCGAGGTGATTGTCGACGGCACGCCGCGCGGATCGGGCTTTGCTTCGACGAAGAAACAGGCGGAACAGAATGCGGCTGAAATTGCGCTTAAACACAGTTAGCGCATGTGTATGAGATATGAATGAGGTCCACCCACGGGTCAAGCAACTTCTTCAACAATCATATGACGATCAGCGAACGCCCGAGTGGCATGCCCTCCGTGGAACGATGCTCACAGCGAGCGATCTTGCAACCGCCATCGGTGATAATCCCTACGAGAAACCGAGCGACCTCGTCGTCAAAAAGTGCGGACACAACAACGGCTGGAAGGGGAATGCCGCCACCGAGCATGGTACGTTGCTCGAGCCCGTTGCAAGAGACTTGTATGACGCTGCGTACAATCAAAAATCTCACGAAATTGGTCTGGTTCAGCACCCCGTGCATAAGTGGCTCGGCGGATCTCCCGACGGTGTTACAGAATCTGGGCGTCTTATCGAAATCAAGTGTCCACTGACGCGCAAGATTGAGCACAAGTGTCCCAAGTACTATTTCCCGCAGATTCAGCTCTTGCTCGAGGTGCTCGATCTCGAGGCGTGTGATTTCATCCAGTACCGTCCGGCGGGATTTCTACGTCCGGATGCGCCACAGGAGTTTGACGTCATCGAGGTGCCGCGCGATCGCGAATGGTTTGCGCGCATCCTCCCGCGCGCCAAGGCGTTCTGGGACGAGGTGCTCGAGCGCCGCAAGACGGGACTCTGTCAGGTGGTTGACGAGGACGATGAGACGAACATCAGCGTTCTCGCAGCCGCATTGATTAAGGAAATACCGTGCGAAGTAGTAGAAGACGATGGCCCCGTGTCAGAAGTGCCACAAGAAGGTCGGCCTTCTGGTACTTACGTGTCGCGAATGTTCCGATCGATTCTGCACAAGGTGTATCCAGCTGGAGATGCACCAGTGCCCGAAGTTAGACGGTCGGGGCGTACTCGAACGCGCGTTGCTTGAAAAGAAACTGATCAAGGTTGAGGCGGCGAAAGTCCAAAAGATCTAGAGCCGAAATCTTCTCGCCGCGACGAGGATGCCGATGAGCACAAACAGTGCAAAGATGAGAGGCCACATGTTCTTCGTCACGTCAAAACCGGTGGGCAGACCGCTCACGTAGTTGGACCCGTCGCGCCACACCGTCTCGCGTGAAAAGGTGGCGTGACCATCGTCGTGCTGGATCTTACGGGCCGGGAACATGAAGCTCGTCGCGGGGTGGATCCCACCCGTCTTTAAGTACATTGAGCCCGACTTGTTGAGTTGGTTCGGGCCAAAGTGATCGAGATACTCGGGTTGCTCAACAGGAGTCTCCCAAGACGCAGACGTTTCTTCTGGGGCGTACCATGTCTGCGTGTTGGGTCCTTTATAGCCGCCGTTGTACGAAATACCGAATGTCGCCGTCGCAGTATAAGGGTTGATGCGGTTCATAGCCGTGTCATCGTCGGCCAGAAATTCAGTCATCTAACTTTAGTCAACATATTTTCTGGTCTGAACCTTTTCCCTGTGCTTCAACCACATCTCGTCGAGGTCGACGTTGAGCATGTAGGCGAGCTGGAACAGGTAGGAAAACACGTCACCCATCTCGGTCGTAATGTCCGTGCCTCGATCCTTCTTGAGGCCCGTCTTGCGGAAATTACGCTGGTATTGTCGGATCGCCGACGCGAGTTCACCAATCTCTTCGGTGAAGAGAAGCCATACTGTGCTCACGGGAGCCTTGTCCCACCCCTTTGTTCGGCAAAGCACGAACGTCTCATCACGGTAACAATTCATCATACATACTCATCGCCTCACGCTTTTAACACCTTCAGCGTCACTAGGAGAGCCGCGACGAGAACCACGAGCTCAATCAACGCGCGCTTACGAGCAACCAGGATATCCTGGGTAGACTCGACGGCGTGCGAGCTGATCAGAATTGCGATTCGCTCAACCGTGAAGAAAATGACCACGCCGAGAAAAAGCTCCTTCGTCTTGCCGCCCATGCAGTGACATGTGCACACAAAAAATATCCGAGAAGGATAAGATGTGCGACACCGAAGTGTACACCGTCCGGGTCGATACAGTGTACGCCTCGTCGAACGTCGACTTTGTCGTCTATCTGAACAACACCCTGAAGAACGTCGTCAAGGCGGAGCTGATCTATGCCAGCGTCCACGCCAACACGGCGACGAGCAACATCATGTATGTCTACGTCACCGAACTCATGTCCAAGTTTAACGATCGGGCGAGCAGCCAGTACAAGTTTCAGGCGAGCGGTACGACGTCAACCGGAGGGTCCGCGTCAGCCGCACTTTCAAACGTGACGCAGCTCACGTCGGCATTCGCCACCATCCCGACCGATCAGCAGTACACGCGCACAATCTTCAAGTCCGGCAGCGATTTCCCGATCGAGACAAAGTACATCGAGCCGATCCGACAGCTCGACCGCCTGAGCATCAAGCTCATGAACGCCACGGGTGGTCTGCTGCCCGAGCGCGACTACACGTACATGTTGTTTCGATT